ACGAAGCAAATGCTTCATTTGTTAAGCAAAACGAAGCAAAACGAAGCAAACGAAGCAGTAATAGTAACAGTAATAGTAACAGTAATAGTAACAGTAATAGTAACAGTAATAGTAACAGTAATAGTAACAGTAATAGTAATGATATAGAGAAAGCAAAGAATTATAAGAAAATGCTTTTATCCGAAATTAAAATTTCGGACTTCCCGCTACTAAACAAAGATTATTATGAGGTTGCTTTATGCTTTAATGATTTATTTCGGAAAAACCTCAGGGGGGCGGGGGCTTCAACTATTCATGTAGATAATGCCAAAGGCACATGTTTAGATGATATTAGGCTAATGATTGAAAATGACGGTTATTCAATCAGTTCGTTAAGAGAAGTTTATAATTTGCTTCAAACCAATGAGTTTTGGAAAAAAAACATATTAAGTACGCAAAAATTGCGTGAAAAAATGGATAAACTAAAATTAGAAATAGCACATGGAAAAACAACCACAACAAATAGGGCACCTCATAAAGAGGGAACTACATGGGATGAGCTTGCAACAATCGTCTCAAACTCATTTGCTACAGAAGGCTAATGATGAAACAACACTAAGTGTTTATTCTGGAGAGTTATCACAGCAGGCAATTGCCACAAGTGTGGCTAAGATTAAAAAGTCTTTTCCGTCAATAACGCCTGAATTTTATCAGATATTGATTGAAAGGGTGAAAGATAAAGGCTTTACAGATGAAAGGCTGACAGACGCCGTTAATCACGTCATAGACAACTGCCAGTACCCAACGCCAACACTAGCCAACTTCTTAAGCTTCGATAAACGGATAAAAGTTATCTCATACGATGAACTTTGCGACCTTGTAGGAAGCCAAAAGGCAAGTTTCAACAGCTACTCGGCTATTATCATCAACGAAAAAAGATTCTACGTTCGTAATTCGGACAAGGAACTTTACAATTTACCAAGCGAAATTTGAAAAAAATAATTAACTAAAATCATTGAAAAGTGTATGGATATAGCCAAAGTATACATTTCTGGAAAAATATCAGACCTCGACACCACAGAAGCGATTAGAAATTTCAAGCACTCTGAATCGATTATTACAAGCATTGGAATGAACCCAGTAAACCCAATGAAAAACGGTTTGCCAGTTGAAGCAGAATGGCATGAACACATGGGTATTGATATCAAGATGCTTCTTGAATGTGATGCTATTCTGATGCAGCCTAATTGGAATGAATCAAAGGGTGCAAGGATAGAGAAGTGCATTGCCAAAGAGTTTAACATGATCATCTTTTACGAGGAGGAAATCGACTACAACAACTGCATGGTTGAGCGAGTGAAAGATGCAATTGAGGAGGTGATAGGGTATAAGTACGCTGAATATAGCGTTAACTGCCGAAAAAGAGAAGTTTTCTATTCGAGACTTCTATTCACATACCACTGCAGTAAACTTGGAATCGAAAACAAGGAATTATCAAAGATGGTTAATAAGCCTGACGGAACAGTACGCAGGTACTTACGTATGTTCAGCGATGAAATTCAGTATAACAAAGAGTTCAGACTATTATCCGAAAAAATAAGCGAAAAATTATTAATAACCGTATCACAGTAATACAATTATGCCTAGAAAAAACATTGGAACCAAAGCAGACGGTTCGAGAAAACAAGTAAAGAAAGGGTTAGACGAAAATGGAGACACAACCCTAATCAAAGAGTTAAAAAAACGAGATGCTGGCAAAGTTCCACTTAGGATTGATCATAACACGATTATCCTAGTACTGCCTGAGAATAACAACAAGGAATACGCAGAAAGATATTTGCAAAATAAGAACATAACCATTTAATAACCATGGTAAAATATAATTACATCATAGGCATTGACCCAGATTGCGATAAGTCTGGTGTGGCATGCGTTAGCGTTCAAGAAAAAAAGTTGTTAAGCCTTGACAATTTTAGGTTTCCAAGCCTGCTGTCATACTTAGAAATTTTCTCCAAATCAAACGATTGTCTTGTGGTCGTTGAAGCAGGGTGGCTCAATGAATCAAACTGGCACTTGAACAGCAGAGACAGCAAATCAGTTGCCGCAGCAAAAGGCAATTCGGTAGGAAGGAATCATGAAACAGGCAGAAAGATAGTTGAGATGTGTAAGCACTACGGTATTGCTGTTTCAGAAGTTAGGCCACTGAAAAAATGTTGGTCTGGCACCAATGGTAAAATCACACACCGAGAGATAGAGCAATTCATTACAGGATTTCCCAATCAATCAAACCAGGAGACTAGGGATGCAGCTCTTTTGTCCTGGCATTTCGCAGGGCTTCCGATTAAAATTAGAGTCGGCAATAAAAATTAACCATTTGTGTATCACACTAATACTTAGATTATGGTAGGATTAAGTTTATTCAACGGCATGGGCTGTTTTGAGATAGCCTTGATAGAACTTGGAATAGAATGTAAAATCATGTACACTTCCGAAGTAGATAAATTCGCACTCCAACAAACACGGCTTAATTTTCCAAGGAATATAGAACTTGGAGACGTGAGAAACATTGATGTTTCAAAACTAGAAAGGATTGATATTATTGCAGGTGGTTCACCGTGCCAGTCTTTCAGTTTCGCAGGTAAGCGCAAAGGTATGGCCACAAAATGCGATGTTGAGATTTACACACTAGAAAGGTATTTAGAACTGAAAGAACAGGGATTTGAGTTTGAGGGTCAAAGCTATTTGTTTTGGGAGTACATGCGAATTTTGACGGACATTCGAAAATATAACCCTGATGTTATGTTTCTACTTGAAAACGTGGAAATGGGTGCCAAATGGGAGCGTGTTCTTTCGGAAGCTGTCGGAGTGTTTGGCGTGCATATCAATTCGGCTCTTGTTTCGGCACAGAACCGTAAACGGATATATTGTACCAACATTAGAACACGTCAGGAGGGTTTATTTGGTGAGTTGCATGCAGATATTCCACAGCCAAAAGACATGGGTATATTGCTTAAGGATATTCTTGAAAGCGATGTGGATGAAAAGTATTATTTGAGTGAAAAAATGCTGAATTATTTCGACAAAAGAGCTGCAAATTTCAATAATGGAAAAGTGAATGTCCGGCAGGACACTGAGAAAGCAACTACCATAACTGCAAGCTGTAAGTCTGTTGATATTTCGGATAATTTTGTTTTTGATAATCCGCATAAAAGTTTCTGCATTGACGCAAATTATTACAAAGGAGCATCCTTAAATCAATACCAGGAAAAACATAGACGTCAATTAGTTTCTGATACTATTTGCGTTGCCATGCGAGGGCGTAACCCAGATAATCCAAGCGACAGAACCACAGGCGCACATACAGAGCAAAGACTCGAACCAAATACAAGCGGTAAAGGTGCTTGTGTTCCTGCAAGAGCAAGAGAGGACGGAAGCGGTCAGAATGTGGCCATGGTTGGAAATAGAATAAGGCGATTGACTCCAACGGAATGTGCCAGACTTCAAACTGTTCCAGACTGGTACAAATGGTCAGTAAGCGAAACACAGCAATACAAGATGCTAGGCAATGGATGGACAGTTGAGGTAATTAAACACATTCTTTCATTTCTACCAAGTACTTGCTTCGCATATCATGTACCTGAAATGGTTTCTGAGTTAGTATAACTTTTCACAACTTTGCACCTAATCGTATCACAGTAGTACGGTTAGGTGTTATATTTGTGGATAAATCCGCAATTATCATGAAACCAACGAATTTCAAAGAGTCAAACAGAACTCTCACAAGACCAGATGCATTAACCGACCTTGAATGTGGCGACTTGCACGTTTGGACTGATGGAAAACAATGCATATCATGCTGGAAACCTACATTTAGACAGAAAATGTCAATACTTTTTTTCGGCAGGATATGGCTGTCAATATGGAGTGGAAAGACACAACCACCTGTTTGGATTGATGCAACAAAAACGGTATTCAAAAAGTAACCCATGGCTAAAGTAAAAGAAACCAAATTAAGCGAACTCATACCCGATGATTTGAATGCTAACAAACATTCAGAATACGGTATGCACCTGCTTGAAAAGTCCATTGCACAAAACGGACTTGGGCGTTCTATTCTGATTGATAAAAACAACAAGATAATTGGGGGCAATGGTGTTACTGAAACAGCTTCCAATCTCAATCTTGAAGATGTGATCATCGTTGAGACAGATGGAACACAGCTTGTAGCCGTAAAGCGTACCGATGTTGACATCAACTCAAAGGTTGGCCGCGAACTGGCAATTGCTGACAATTCAGTTGCTCATGTTAACCTGCAATGGGATGAAGAAGCTTTGACATCCATCCAAGAGCAGTGGGATGTAAACCCAGAAGAATGGGGAATAAAAGACTTTGAGGAAGTTGATGTGAATGCTAACGAACAACAAGAAGCTTCCAAGTCGCTTAATGAGAAGTTCATTGTTCCACCATTCTCAATACTTGATACCAGGAAAGACTACTGGCAGAAACGTAAAACGATGTGGAGACACATTATCGGAGATTATGGCGAAAGCCGAAACGATACTCTAATTCAATCACTCGAACTCAAATACAAGGACATTTACGAAAAGTCAATGACCAAACGCAAGAAGTTAGGTATTACATTTCGCGAGTATCTTGAAAAGTATGTTTCTGAGGAAGAAAAAGAAAAAGCGGACAGAACAGTTCTTAGTCAGGGAGTGTCAATACTTGACCCTGTTCTTGCTGAAATCATTGTTCACTGGTTCGGACTTGAAAACGGAAAAGCATTTGACCCATTCGCAGGTGATACTGTGTTTGGTTTCGTATCTTCAAAAATGGGGCAGGACTTCACTGGTATTGAACTGAGGGATGAGCAGTGCTCACTCAACAATCAGCGAGTGAAAGAAGCAGGAATCAAAGCAAAGTACATCAATGATGATGGCCAAAATGTTTCTAAGCACATTGAGCCAAATAGTCATGATTTACTTTTTTCGTGTCCGCCTTATTTCAACCTTGAAAAGTATTCTGATTTGGATAACGATGCAAGCAACCAAAAGAGCTACGATGATTTTATGAATATCATTCGAAACGCTTTCACAGCCGCAATAAAATGTTTGAAAGAAAACAGATTTGCAGTCGTGGTGGTTGGTGATGTTAGGGACAAACAGGGCTTTTATTATCGCTTCCATGATGATGTGAAAGATGTTTTCAAGGCAAACGGCATGAAACTGTACAACGAAATCATTCTGATTGAAACAGGAGCAAGCACAGCACTGAGAGCAAGCCGAACAATGGAACGCAGGAAAGTAGCCAAAATGCACCAAAACGTGCTTGTTTTTTACAATGGTGATATAGCAAAAATCAAAGACATTTTCCCAAAAATAGAATATAAGGAGGATTTTGAAGATGAAAGCGAAAATCTGGAATACTAGCGGTTGGATTAATCATGCCGATGCTGACTACATAAAAGCGTTCATGAATGATTTACTTGAACGAGCAACATTCAAGGTGCTTAACTATTCAGAGAACCGATTCAGCCCTTATGGGTTTACTGGCTTATGGCTTCTTGCTGAAAGTCATTTTGCTGTTCACACGTTTCCTGAACATGACATGACATACATTGAACTGTCAAGCTGCAACCAATTAAAACACGAGATATTTGAGCGACTGTTGCTCGAAAGATTTGAACTAATACAAAAAAAATAACACTATGGCTAAATACAGCAAAAAGATAGTCGACCGCATCTGTCAGATGATTAAGTCTGACAGCTATACTATTGCTGAGATATGCAATACGGTTGGAATACACGTCGACACATACTACGACTGGTATAACAACAAAACCGAGTTTTCCGAAAATATTAAAAAGGCAAAGGGGGAGTTTGATGATTATATTGCCAACGAGGCAAGGAAGTCGCTTGTTAAGCTTATTAAGGGGTACGATATCGATGAAACTAAAACAGTATATGTCAATGACATTACAGGCAAACCAAAGATAAAAGAGAAAACAACCGTAAAAAAGCACTTCCAACCAAACACTGGTGCGGTGATATTTGCTTTAACAAATCGAGATTCTGAAAACTGGAAAAACAGACAGAATACAGAGGTAACAGGAAAGGACGGAAAGGATTTGTTTGCGAATGTTCCAGACGATGAGTTGGATGCTCGTATAGCCGAGCTAGAGAAGAAACTTGGTAAATAATTATGACACGCAGTGAACGTCTTGAATATATATCAGCATTGGAAGAAAGATTGGTTCGTGAAAGCAGAACCAGTCTTTTAACGTTTACGAGGTCAACAATGCCAACTTTCGAGCCTGCTAATTTCCATAAGCTATATTACCAAAAGTTGACAGAGTTTGCCAATGGAAAGATAAAAAAATTAATGGTTTTCATGCCCCCACAGCACGGAAAATCAGAGGGTTCAACAAGGCGTTTGCCTGCTTATGTATTGGGAAAAGACCCGAACAAGAAGATTGCTATTGTCAGCTACAATGCACCAAAAGCTAGGAAGTTCAACCGAGAGATTCAAAGGGTAATAGACACAGAGGATTATCATAAGATATTCCCAGATACAACGCTGAACGCTTCAAATGTTACAACGATAGCAGGTGCTTGGTTAAGGAATGCTGACGAGTGCGAGATATGTGGCTATAGAGGTGGATTTAAAACCGTTGGTGTTGGTGGGGCTTTGACTGGTGATCCAGTTGACATGCTTATCATGGATGACATATACAAGGATGCTAAAACTGCATGGTCTCCAACAGTTCGCGAATCAGTAGAGGATTGGTACGACACGGTTGCTGAGACACGTCTGCATAATGATAGTCAGCAGCTGATAGTTTTCACTCGATGGCATGAATCAGACCTTGCAGGAAGACTGTTGGAACAGCAAGGAATATATGACCCTGTTACTAATCCAAGAGGTTGGGAAGTAGTGATATATCAGGCTATCAAAAGAGGAAAACCAAATGAATATGACAGCAGACAAGAGGGTGAAGCATTATGGCCTGAACGTCATAATTTGGAAAAACTTCAATCTGTAAGAGAGCGTGCGCCACATGTGTTCGAGTCTCTTTACCAACAAGACCCGAAACCGCTACAAGGGTTGATGTATGAGCAAGGGTTTAGGGAGTATGATATTATTCCTTACTCTAAGAAAATGGTACGTAAAAACTACACAGATACTGCCGATACAGGAGAGGACTATTTATGTTCGATTTGCTATGTTGAAACTGAAACGGCAAACTATGTTACTGATGTGCTGTACACTCAGAAATCCATGGAATACACCGAGCCAAAGACAGCAGAAATGCTATTTAAGAATCAAACAGAGAGCTCAATAGTTGAATCGAATAACGGTGGACGTGGGTTTGCTCGAAACGTAGAGAGCCAAAGCCGTATAATGGGTAACAACAAGACAAAATTCAAGTGGTTCTCGCAGACTGATAATAAGGCAGTACGTATATTCAGCAAATCGGCAGATGTTTATAACTTGACATATTTCCCAAGAAATTGGGATAAGCTCTGGCCTGAGTTCTATAGAGACTTAACAAACTACATGAAAGCAGGGAAGAATGCACATGACGATGCACCTGACTGTCTTACAGGTACAGTAGAATGGAGAGGTAAAGGTGGAGTTTCACAGGACCTAGCAGGATATTTTTAACAAATAATGTATCACACTAATACAACACAAAATGGATGTAAAAGAACTATTCCAAGTACAAGATGAACAGATTGACTACAACAAAGTTATTTCTGAACTTAAGTCAAAACGATATATCGACGAACCAGACACGGCAACGTATGAAAAACAATTAGAGCCTACGGAACATGATGTTTACGACAAAATTAAAAGGCCTGACAAAAAGGTAAAGATTGACCCTGACGACCCTGATTATCATACCAACGAAAACAACTCAACAATTGTAAGTGGTAGTGGAGATAAACCAGGTTACAGATATGAGTCTGTTGCTCGTGTTGCTTTAGCCATTCAAAAGCTGATTGTCAAACGTGCCGTGTCATTTATTTTCGGTAATCCAGTGACACTTGACTGTACACCAGTGACAGACAATGAAAAGATTATTTTCAAAGCCATTAAACGTGTCATGTACGATGTGAAAGAAAAATCACTCAATCGAAATGTGGCACGCAACCTGTTCAGTTCAACAGAGGTTGCAGAATTGTGGTACCCAGTTGAGAATAAGAACAACACTTACGGTTTTGATAGCAAGTTCAAGTTAAGATGTGCCGTATTTTCTCCTCTGAATGGTGACAGTCTGTATCCTTATTTTGATGAGACAGGAGATATGACAGCTTTCAGTCGTGGATTTACTCGAACAAACTCACAAAAAAAGACCGAAACATTCTTTGAGACATATACAAGCGAGTATCACTACCTATGGAAACAAGGCTCTAATGGATATGAAATTCAAGAGGGATTTCCGAAAGAAAATGCAATAGGTAAAATCCCAGTTGTGTTCGGTAATCAAACTCAAGTAGAATGGGCTGATGTGCAGAATCTCATTGATAGATTGGAAAAGCTGTTGTCGAATTTTGCCGACACAAACGACTATCATGCTAGCCCTAAAATCTTTATCGAGGGAGAGTTGAAAGGCTTCGCAAAGAAAGGTGAAGCAGGTGCAATCCTACAGGGAGAGACTGGCACAAAAGCATCTTATCTATCATGGGCGAACGCTCCGGAAGCAGTTAAGCTTGAGATAGAAACATTGTTGAAAATGATTTACACTATCACTCAAACGCCAGACATTTCATTTGATGCGGTGAAAGGCTTGAATGTTTCCGGCATTGCTTTGAAACTTCTATTCATGGATGCACACTTGAAAGTTGCTGACCATCAAGAGGTATTTGACCAATATCTACAACGACGTATTAACATCATCAAATCATTTATTGGCACATTCAATACCAAGTATGAATCAGATGCAGAAAATTTGATGGTAGAGCCAGTTATCACGCCATACATGATCATTGATAAAGCGGCTGAAATGAAAATATGGTCAGATGCAAACGGTGGTAATGCCATCATTTCTCAGGAAGCATCATTTATCAAGGCTGGACTAACTAATGACCCTGAGTCGGATTTCAAAACTTATCAGAATGAGCAAAATTCAAACAATCAATTCAGTTTAAATGAGCCAACATTACCCTAGTAATAATCCTTAAAATTAAAACAAAATGTTATTCTACCAACAAACAAATGGCAAATGGCGATTAGATGGCTGTTCCATACCCAAAGGCAGTTGTATTGAAGTTATTAATGATGCAACAGGTCGTATCACTATTCAGGATTTCGACGGCACCGTTTACGCTTCGAATATTCTACCCACTGAGTTTCAATATGTTCTTGATGGAGTGGTACACAATTATTCATCACAGGAAGAATATGAATTAAAGACGTCAGATTTTTTTGTTAAGGCCACTCCCTGCAGTGGCCTAACAAAAATTTTCAACAGTATTGCAGGCAAGGCTCGGTTAGGAGAAATACTGATGATATGTATCGACAATGGCGGTGCCAATGGTTTTGCTATTCAAACAACCACAAATGGAACTTATGATATTGATTTTGGGGATGCACAAAGGCAAATTGGTGTGAGTGCTAGTGCATTCACAACACAAACAGCTGCAAATAACTTGACAGCTCAAGTGTCGCACACTTATGTCGAAAATAATGGGTCGGGGTTAGGGGTGTGGATTCCTGAATGGAAAGTATGGGCGTACACCGTTCGCATTTACAATGCAAGCTCACCAATCAAATACTTCAAGGTCGCCAAAACAAGCGCACAATACACCCAACAAAACAGTTGTGTTACATGTGCGGAAATCAATGTACCAAGTCTGGTGAATATCTCTCAAATGTTTAGTAATGGTGTGTCAATTAGTCCGTTTAGAAGTCCATTCTTGAAGAAAGTAAACATCTATGATGCAAGTAACGTTACAAGTTCGGACTACTTTGCATACAATTGTGGCGGTTTTGAAGACTTTAATTTTCCTGCTATGCCGTTGGCTACTTCACGGACTTATGCCATATATGGAACTGGCCTAGTAAATGGCACAATGAACAGTCTATACAGTGGGGGTGGAAGTGCTTCATACACTTACTATTTGTCAAACAGTGGACGTGTTCGGACTTTCAGCATAACCGCTAGTGATTGGGGCTCAACAGGCTCGACGGCTTATATGTTTGACACTGATACGGCTTTGGATGAGGTTCATTTGCCAGCAGGTGTTGGCAATGACAAAAACACCAATTGCACTAATATGTTTTATTTGTGTGGAAATTTGAAGCATATTAGCAACCTTGAATTTTTGGGTAGTAGAACTTTGGATTGTAACTGGACAAATACGTTTTACCGATGTGAAAATCTAGCACAACCACTTACTATTGGTGCCAAAATAAGCAAACTAAGTTTGGGTGGTAGTTCGACGGTGCCACTTCCTATCACTGGATTGATACTGACGAATCCTAACAGCACATTCGGTGGGTCTAGTCCACAATTGGACATTCAGTATTGTAGTGGAATGGATGCACCAGCTTTGAATGCTTTTTTTACAGCTTTGCCAACACAGCCAGTAGGTTCAAACAAAGCTATTAAGATAACAGGATGTGCAGGTGCTGGAACTTGCGATACATCAATTGCAACAGTCAAAAATTACATTGTTCAAAATTAGAAAATATGGAACTATACAAAAAACTACCGAACGCCAATGGGGGCGAGTATAAGGATAAAACAACCCTCGAAAGATGCGACTTAATCACAGCCGAAATTCGTTTTTATTGCCCTCCAGGATGTGCATGTGGCAATGGATTAGGCGATTGTGGAACTGAGGGCACGTGTTGTAAGCGTTTCTCCACAGTAGAAGAAGCCGAAACATATTTTAATTTAGAAAAAATTGATGATGAAGGCGGTCAAACAAGTAACAGCTAAACCAACATTAAATGAATTTGAATACGTGACCTGTGAGGGTTGCGTATTCTCAAAGCCGTACAATGATTTTAACGGCCACACATTCTGTACCAATAGGAAAGTTAAAATGATAGTGGTAATAAGCGATAAAAAGCCGTGCGTTCATAAGCAATTGGATAATGGGAAAGAAGAAAAACGGATTTAATCCTCAAAAATACGATGTACAAAGTGCAAACAGTACTGAACATTTTATCGAGTCAATTGATAAAGCGTTCAGTATTGCCGTTTCTGATTTTTCCAATGCAGCTGATAAGGCAAATATAAGCCCCGATAAGCCATTTGATTTTAAAGACTACCCAACGCTTAAGACAAAGGCAAAAAGCATCGTAGCAACGCTAGCTGATAGGATTACCAATACTATCAATACAGGCACTTCCTTCCAATGGGAATTTGCATCAAAGAAAAATGATTTTTTCTTGGAATCGATACTCAAAACATCTGAATTGCCAAAGTCTGTTCTTGAAAAATACCAAGATAGAAACTTGGAAGCACTTAAATCATTCCAAGCAAGAAAAACAAACGGACTCAACCTATCAGATAGGGTTTGGAACTATACAAACCAGTTTCAGAAGCAAATGGAACTAGGTATTGACATTGCCGTTGGTGATGGACGTTCGGCTCAGGCACTTTCAAAGGATTTAAGACAGTATCTTATTGACCCAGATAAACTATTCAGGCGAGTAAGAGATAAGCACGGAAATCTTAAACTAAGCAAGAATGCAGAGCTATTTAATCCTGGTGTTGGTAAATATAGAAGTTCGTACAAAAACGCCATGAGACTAGCACGCACTGAAATAAACATGGCTTATCGCGAGTCGGACCAGTTAAGATGGAATCAATTAGATTTCGTAGTAGGCTTTGAAGTTCGATTGTCAAATAACCACACGCTTAACGGTGTGCCGTTTGTTGACATTTGCGATGACCTTAAAGGAAAGTACCCCAAGGAATTTAAGTTTAAAGGTTGGCACCCACAATGCAGGTGTCATGCTATACCAATCTTGCAAGACCCTGACGAGTTCAATACAGATGAATTGAACGAACTGAAAGCTGCAATCAATGGAACTGAGTACAATCAGTTACAGTCTCGAAATGCTATAACAGATGTGCCACAGGGTTTCAAGGAATGGATAAATACAAACGCTGAACGTTCCAAAGGTTGGAAATCACAGCCTTATTTCATCAAGGATAATTTCAAAGGTGGAACTATTGAGGGTGGGTTGAGGTTTGGTCAAATATCAAGAAAAATTATTAAAGGTGATATTCAAGATATAATAGTCACAGAGAAACAAGCCATTGATATTGTTAATAAGGCCATTGAAGATGGGAAAGAAGTATTATATAGGGGAGACACAAGAGATAAAGGAAATGTATTTGACGTAAAAAATACGGATTACAAGCTTGATGGAAAAATAAAGAATGAAGCAGGATTTAATTTCTTCACAGATAAAAAAGCATACGCCACTGATTACGCAACAACTGCTATGAATGAAAGCATAAGGGTAAATGCTGGAAAACCAAATATAACAATTGTTGAAATTGATAAAGGGGCTAAACTTTTTGACTTCAATAAATTAACATCTAAACAGGCTGCTGAATTTGAAATAGAACTCAATAAAATGCAACCTGGTTATTTGGATAGATATAGAAGCGGAGTAATGAATGATATTATTACACTAAGTGAAAAGCAAGCAATCAAAAAATATCCTTGGTTAAAGGGAGCTAATGGTGATATTCGTGTCAGGGAAATAATAAATCATCCACAAACATATTCAGACTTTGAACTAGGAGTAACATTTAAAAAGTATTTACAGGAAAATGGATATGACGGTTTTGTTTTTCAGGAGTACAAAGCAGGTGCCGAGTATGGATTTATAGATAAAAAATTATTTAAAGTAATAGCAAAGTATTTCATAAAAAACGAGTAGCATTACACTACTCGTTTTCTTTTTCCTGTTCTTTCATATATTCATCGAACATCCTTTCAAATTCATCGTCTGCATGTGATGCAGCTCCACAAAGAGATAATGCCACTAAAAGCATGAACAAAATTATGATTACAATCAGTATTACCATGTTAATATCTGAATTTAGTGAAATGAATAATTGCCATAGGTTGTGATAGGTCGTAGACTTTGAACCATTCTTTGAAGTCATCAAGTGATAAGCCGTCGTTTTTGGCTAATGTTTCAAGTTTTAATTCAGAATAAAAATCCTGATCTTCTGTTTCAGTCCATGCCACAAACATGCTACCTGTACCCCACCATTCAAGTTTCTGCACCCCACACCCACTATCATTGTCAAGCATAGCGAAAACAACCTGTTTTGAGTTGTACGGCTTTCCGCTCCAATAAAACATCTCTATCACTGCTTCACCTGCTTGCACCTTTTTCATTCGCTTTTCCCATAGTGGGTAGTTCGAGCGGATGGTGTGGATTTTTTCCTTTTCAAAATCACAGAATTCACAATCACCTGGACAAAATTTGACACATGCAATACTATCGACAAAGTCTGTCAGTTCTCCTTTTCTTGCATGACTTTTCGGGAACTCTAGACTAACTCCGAGCCTGTATCTGATTGGTTTTTTCTCTTTCATTGTTGCGGTTTATATCTTTTATAATTATTGTCAATCTCACGTCCTTTCACTTTATCGATGGCCATATCCAACAGCTCATTTTGATAGAGTTCTATAACGCTAGCAGTGTGGGTTACAGTTGCGTACAAGTCGCTCATTTCATCCTTAAGGTGTTGTAGGTTTTCAGACGTTGGATTCTCTTTGTATGCCTGTAGCGCCTGTTGGAACTCTGAATGTTCCTCTTTAACCTTATCAGCCCTAGTGGATATGTCAGTTCCGAACTTTTCATCAAACAAACAGCATACTTTTGCTTCTGTAATGTTTCTTATGTACTTTTTCATGCTTATTTGGGTATGTTGTTGTACGCATTAGTAACCGTTGCAGCTTCACTATCTGTTAGCTTATGACATTTGGCTGATGAAGTACCGTTTGTGTTATTTCGCCCACTTCTGATGGTAAATGATAAGTGTGTGTTTGTGAACTTTCTCACATATAGGTATCTTGAACCTGCTCCTGGGAAAGTATTATACAGCTCAATGAAATTCATGTAAGTTTTGAATGTTCCATTAGTTCCTGCCAGAGACCAACCTATGTTTACAGTCTTAGTTTTAATATCCCAACACGTATATGTCATGTCTCTATTGAAAGTAATGTATGTAACCCTAAACTTATCATTATCACACCTGTAGATGTTGAATGTGTCTATCTGCCATGTGCCATACAGTGGCTCAGGGTTAAATACAGGTGCAATCTTTGTACTGTCAATAGGCTTGGCAGGTATTACAGTGTCTTTCTTTTCGATAACGAAAACAGTGTCTTTCTTGGTGATGATCACTGGTGAATCATCCTTTGAGCAACTTGCCAACATGAGCAATGATGCAATAAGTAAAAAAGTAGTCTTTTTCATGGCTTTATTATTATTTGGTTAATTCGTTTAGTAATGGGTGGGTAAATCGCCCCCCACCCATAAATAGAACAAGCAAAATACGGTCTTACACCGCCCGGACTTCCTTTAGCCCGTAATTGTGGTTTTAGTTTAAGTGTATCACTGTGATACGTTGACAAATATAATACATATACTCAATAGATGTATTATATTAAGTGTTAAATAACTCTAATAATTTTGATTGGTGGCTTCCTATTGCCTGACTTCCTTGTGATTTCGCCTTTCCTTACAATGCAAGTTCTATTGATGTACGGATGCTCGCTATCGATGTCAACCTGATACAAACGGCTAGCTGTTACTCCGATGTCCTTTGCTTTGAACATTTCAAAAATGGCTGTTATAGAGCCGAAATAATAATGTTGTTGTGGTCGGTTTTCATCTCTGAACTCCAAGTGAATGATAGTGTCTTTGCGTTTCATATAATTGGTTTTATTGATTATTTTCTTTTCTCTCTGCCTTTTTTTGTATGAGTCACCATGTTTTTCCAACCTCGTATCTCGGCAACTCGCTGGTTGAATTTAGCCCAAACTGCTTCGTCTTTGAATTCAACATGAAGCGTGCCTTTCTTATAGGCTCGAACGTTGAAAAATTCGTTCCACTCTACCCACTTGCCCCATTCTCGGTCTATTTTCATAATTTGAGCATCACGGCCAGCTGCTATTAGGTTATCACGATAACTTTTGATTCTATGATCATCTGGCTTACTTCCTGTAGCATCATAGTTTTGACACCATTTACCGTCTGAAAACACCCTGTATCCGCTGTTGAACCATGAGTATATATCTATTTGGTTTTCGTATCGTGACCCTGTCAAGTGGCAAAGTGCCTTAACTACATCGTTCATTTTTTCACCACGACTGTAATGTATTCTGAATCCACCATCATATCCGAACTCAGTCATGTATGGCAAAATGAATCGCTTGTTTATCAAGAAGTCTGTGTTTGTCCTCCAACCCTCTCCTGCTGTGCTGTTTTCGTATGCGAAAGAACATATTTTATCGAACGCTTCACAGATAACTTTGTCCATGCGGCCTGAGTGTGTTCCAGCGATCATCTGTACCATCAAGTAAACATTTCGGACCGTGAAAGGAATGTGAACCTGATTTTCTACAAATTTATTTATTTCAGCCATAACTCCGCTAGTAACATACTTATGCATTTCAAGCATATCAAAGAGCCTTTCCCATGCTGATTTTTGCAGCTCTTTTTTAAACATGTCACGGTCAACATTCACATACTCATTATTACGCCCTGTTTTTCTTGCTCCGAAATTGATATTGAACTTTATATTTACTCCTTGGATAACATTGTTTATCCTTATGTTTGCTTGTTCCACTTCGTCAAACATGCTCACGGCTTCCACGTATCGAGAAACAATGTCCTGAACAAAGTCATAGCGAACTATACCGGATTGATTTACTTGCTCTTTTTCGTAATCGAAAAGGTCAAAGTAACCATTAAATTCACTCTCTCCTGTTCCTGGCTTATGAAGTCTTATGCACCCAATTGTAACGCCTGTTTTTCGCTCAGCATTGGAAAAGCAGTCGCCAAATGATTGTGATGTTCCGTTCAACTTGATAAGCTCCTGTATCGTTTTTTTACTTCTCCATGATGAACGCTCAAGAATAGAATAGTTACAAAGAGCAATTATCTCACAACCTGCAGGTGCAATATCCCAAGCATGCAAAATGTGCGCTTCATCACTGCTGAATGGCGGGTTCATTATTATCATGTCAATGTGCGATATTCTTTCGGCTGTAAGATTCAAGAAATCATCTTCAATGACATTGCATTTATCTGACAGCAGTTTTGCGAGTCTATTGTCAATCTCGCAGGCAATTACATTCTTTGCGCCCATTTCTTTGCAGTAAGAGACTATGTTTCCAGTTCCTGCACTAGGCTCAAGTATTGTTTTGCCTGTTACGCTTGAAAATTCAAGCATTCGTTCAATGACCTCTCTTGGGGTCGGATATAGGTCTATTCCAAACATATTGTGTTGCGGTTAAAGTATCACAGTGATACGGTTATTTACAAAAAAGTGAGTAAATGGATAATCCAATAGATACTAATAGTAGTACTATGGAAACTGCCACCAGTGCGCTGTAAGCCATTAGCTTATTTTCTTCTTGTTCGGTCATTTCTCAAAGGCTTTAGTTATGCAGTACAAAATAGTTGCCATCGCAAAGAAAAAGAAGTGTTTACCCTCGTTGCTCTCGTTGTAGATTGATAGCAGTTCGAATACTGGAAGTGCTACGCTCATGATCATTGTGAATAGTGCTATTGCTTTGATTGCTTTCATGGTTGTTGTTTTTCTTGTTGTTTTTGTTGTTTTAATTCTTCTAGTATCTCAATAATCTCAATAAACTTGTCAGTTTTTCCTTGTTTATATGATTGATACTGAAACAAGGAAATAGATATCCACAAAAAGAAAAGTGCAAATCCTAAAGCCAAGTTCTTAAACTCAATACTAAATGGATTGAATTTAATTGTAATTCCAGATGCGTACAGCAACGCTATAACTGCAATGATTAATGTAATTGTTATTCTCATAGTTCTATTGTTTCATGGTTAATTCTTCGCCTGTCAGTGCGAAATAAAGGTTTTGAAGTTGGTGAACGTATTTGATTCCTCTTGCTACATTATCTAGTAATAATGAAAAATCAGCGTTATACAATGCCGTTATAGATGAATGTAATAGATGGTGACTGTACTTAAAATGTACATCATATCCTTCTAGTTTTGATTTTATAAACCCAAACTTCAAAAGCCATTCTTCGGTGAGGGGGATGGGTCTGTAGTCTGGATCTTCTTCATTTGATAGAATATCCAAATCTTCGGCGTCAGTTTGGCACACTATATCATATTCGGTTGGGTCGTCAAATTCATCAATGATGTGGTAATGGTAGTAATTTCCGATTCTTAATTCATTTGCTTTCATACTAAACTATTTATTTTGCCAACTGGTAATAGTCGGTCGGTTATTAACATGTGGAAACTTACAGTCTTGAATGCTAGTCCAAGGTTCATGTATTTAACCACCTTTTTTTTGCTCTCTCTTGTGATGTCGTGGCGTTTCCACAATATACCGTTGACAAAGGTCTCTAAGTATGTGATGTTCTTGCCGTGCTCGTCTGTTGCCATAACTTCAATTTATATCATTTACTGGTTCATACATCCAATTGCTCATATTTTCTCCTTTGGCTCTACCTGTCCAACTTCCACGTTCAAATTTTTTAGTTTTAGGGTCATACCATTTATGTGACCAATATCCATTATCCCTCTGATAATCCTGTCCAATCAATTTGCCATTGTTATAGATATTTAATCTTTCAAGTTTTTGTTCTGTTGCCATATCAAATATTATTTTTGATTGTTGGCTTATTAGTTAATTACTTGCATAAATCCGCCTGCAAAAAGCAGACCGCCGATGATTATGAACACTGTGATTTTGATGTGAACCATCTGCATTGGCTCGTCTGCGAACCACCTCCAAATTGTTTCTTTTACTAGCTCTTTTGCTTCTTCGATTAGTCTTTTCATGCTGTTTTGATTTTGTGAGTGTTTGATTAAAAGTTTATTTCCGAGTTCGTCCTTAGCTTCCAAGTGTGTGAAGTGCCAGTGGACGAGTTCGTAGTGCTTGCCGTTGAATAGGATTGTCCGTTTCATGGTTATTTGGTTGCTTTCCAGATTGCCTTTCTGCATTTTTCAATTTTAGGGTCTAAACATGTTCCACCTGACCAATCAGTTAAGGCAGTAACCCAATCGGTTAATTCTTTCAATGCTTCCAACAACTCAGGTGCCGCAGCTTCTAACTTCGATTTTTTATCGTCAATGATAAATCTAATCTCCGATGGGTGTACACTATAAACACTTCCATCTTCAAGTCTTACAAATGCCACGGTAAACATACCTGTTCCGTTATTTAACTCTTCGTATGCTATTCCCCAGTGTAATAGTACCGCAGGCTTTTCTTCGTAGTGTGCCCTCTCTATCAGGATTCCATTTTCAATGCGATCATGAACCCATCTTTTTATTATTACGTTATTCATAATTTTAATCGGTTAACCGCCACCGAAAGGCTTTAAATGGTTTATAAAGTGCCCTCGTCGGCGAATGAATAATAGTTGCTATCGGGTCCAAGTATGATGTGATCAAGTACTTTGATGTCGAATAGGTTCAAGGCTTTTTTTACCTTTTTAGTATTGTCAATATCGCTTTTACTTGGATGTGTTATTCCAGTTGGATGATTGTGTGCCAGGATGACTCCTGCAGATAGACTTTCAATTGCGTACTTTGAAATCATTTTCACATCGATAACTGTTCCAGCCGTTCCACCTTGAGATATTTTCACGTATCCAGTAGTAGTGCTTGCCCTGTTCAGTAGTACTAAGAAAAAGCTCTCGTATATCCCCAAGTCGTCACCGTAGAACTGGCTTATAAAATCAGCTGCATCACTACTTTGTGTTACTTGAACTTTTGGAAAATCGCTTTTTTCGGCTTTGAGTGAGATGTTGCTTACCGTGCTTTTGTATGTTTTAGCCATAAATCAATTCGTTTATAAAATTAGCTTCTTCGTATGTTACCTCTTTCCACTTTTCTATTTTGCAGGTTATTACTCCGTCGAACCAGCAATTTATGTCTTCTCTACTTTCTCTATACCCATGTCCCCAATATCTGAACTGGTAGAGCAATACAGCGAAACCTAGATTTTCGCAGTTAGTAGAGAATGCTGTCCTGTGGTTGTGCTCACGTTCCCCATCAGTTATGAGGAGGTCTATGTAAATGTGTCTTGTTTTAGCCATTGTATTTGTGCAATTGGTTTAATTGTTCATTTCATTTTCGATTTGAGCCAAGAGTTCTTCGTTGGTGTGGTGTTTACATTTGCGCTTCACTTCGTTGTACTGCTCCGGTTTGAATTGGCTGATAACAATTTTCATTACTTCGCTGTCATCGCAAATGTAACTGCATTCGTGGTTCCCAAATTCGTAGTCGTACACTTCCTGTGGGTTGCATTGTTCGCTTATCTGCTTTGTGATTGCATCATAGTCAGCATATAGCTTACTGATACCTTCATGTGTTCCATATAACCCACCATGTGCCCGATAAATCTTTTTGCCTTGCAGGTTGTGTTTTTCAATTCCCTCGTTGTACTGTTGGTCTGAGAATGCGAAAAAGCATTCAAATAGCACGGGTTGCTGATTTTTGATTTCTTGATAAGTTGCCATAGTTCTAAGTTTTAGTCGTTAGTATTATATGTATTACAGTGATACAAATATAGCGGATATATTCAGTATATATGTTATTAAGTAAGTTAAAAAAGATTTAAAAAAACTTAAAATTGTGTATAACTTAAAATCATCAGGCGTGAGGTTCATAACATAAGCATAACTTTTAATTTAGTGATAAAACGTATCACCCTGATACAATTATCTTTGTGTCTGAATATTTACAACAAACCAATAAATTTTGAACACATGAAAGAAAAAATTCTCGCATTACTGCTAGCAAAATTTGCAGGCGTGCGTAAAGACGGATTGGCTCAATTGGCTACGGCCATAGCGATACAAGCCGCAGATGAAACAGAAGCTACAGCATTAATAGAAAAATTCACAGCCGAAAAAGTGAATGATTTCGTAAAGGACTGGCGCAAAGATGTGGACAAAGAGGTGTCCGAAAGCAAAAAAACCATCGAAGACAATTTGAAAAAGAAGTATGATTTTGTTGAGAAGAAAGAAATCAAAGACGAACCTGAAAACAAAGGCGGTGATGAACCACCTGCATGGGCTAAGGCTTTAATCGAACAAAACAAATCACTCTCTGAAAAACTTTCATCATTCGAGGGTAAAAAAGTAACTGAAACAAGGCTTCAAGAATTGCAAAGCAAACTATCTGATTTACCAGAAACATTCAAATCTCAGAAAATGAAAGACTTTTCGAGAATGAGTTTCGATTCGGATGAATCTTTCAATGAATACTTGACAGAGGTTGAAACAGACATCACAGGTTTGAAACAAGAATTTGCAGATAGCAAGTTATCAGGCGCACACAAGCCTTTTGTTGGTGGAACTGATAAGAATGGCGTATCGTCTGCCGTAGCTTCGTTTATCGAAAGCAAAACCGACGACAAAAAGCCACTTACTGGCAAAGAAATTTAAAGAAATTGTTTAATTAAAAAACTAAAGCAAAATGCTTAAAATCGAACGTTCTAAGGATAGCAGAGTAATCAAAGCTATCGTTCACCGCTTGGCAGATATTCCAGGTGGTGTTACCGTTAAGGTTGCAGAGCTTGGTGGTTCGGCCATTGTCGAAGGTACACCATTGGCTTATGCATCTGCTGACGGTATGTACCACGTTTGCAAAACAGCTCTGATAGTATCAGATGCAGCAAACGATGCCACGGCTTATGATGTTGCAAAAGGTTCTCACTTCAAAGTAGGTGATCGCTTTGCAACTGAGGGCGCAAATGGTCAGTTGATTACTGCAATCGATAAGACCACAAATACAGACAAAGATGTTATTACCGTTGGAACAACTCTAGGTGTTGCAATTACAGCAGCTTCAAAAACTGTTGCATTTGAATCAGCTGCAGGAAACAAAGTTCCAAAGTACGTTCCTACTGCAATTGCAGGTTCGAACTATGATGTTGTAGCAAGTGACAACTTGTTTACTGATGCATGGGTAGTGGCAGTTGTACGTTCAGGTAACGCACCTGTTGTAAATGACACTTTGAAAGGAACGCTGAAAGGCATTCACTACATCGTGTAATTGTTTAACCTCTAAAAACCAAAAAGAATATGCAAAAGACATTAATGCAAGGGTTGAACGAGAAAGATATGCAAGCCGTAATTAACACCTACGACTTAAAACCTTACTACTACCCAACTCTTTTCCCTTTGACAGAAACACCTTTCCTAACTTGGAAGATGTTGGAAGGACAGGCAGGTTTGAAAATCGCTGCTGATTTAGTTAGCCGTGGTTCAACCATACCTAAAAAGACCCGTGAGGCAATTAGCCGTATTCAGGGTGATATTCCTAAGATTTCAATCAGCCGTGAAAAGCTTGAGGACGAGTTGACAGAATATGACATCATGCTTGCAATGGCAAGTAACAGTCCTGATTTGCGTGCTATCGTAGAATTTTGGGCGGAAGATACTCAGTTCTGTTGGACTGGTGTTGCTTCTCGTGCAGAATGGATCGCATTGAAACAAATCTCTCTTGGAAAAGTTTCTTTCACCAACGCTAACAACGCAGGTGTAGTAACTGAGTACAACGTAGATTACCAAATCCCTGCGACTCAAAAAATAGGTGTTAATACCAACTGGGCTACAACTGCAACTGCAAAACCTTTCTCGAAAGATTTTCCAGCCGCTATTGCAGCAGCTAAGGCTATTGGTTCAACTTCCAAATTCGCATTCATGAACACAGCTACATTGGCTAAGTTGGTGCAAACCGATGAAGCAATCAAATTGTGTGCATCGTATTTGTCGAACTTGTCAGGAATGGCACAAACACCTGCTTTGACCGACATAAATGCTATGTTGATGCGTAAGGTTGCATTCAACGGCTTGCAAATCGTAGAAGTTGACCAAGACATCACAATAGAGCTTCCAGATGGAACACGCACGACTGCTAATCCATTCGAAGATGATGTTGTATTGTTCTCTGAGTCAAAAGTTCTTGGAAAAACACACTGGAAACGTCCAATTGACATGAACTTGTCAAACAGCGTTGCCATGAAAGCAATGAACGGTCATACTATGATCAAGAAGTACTCAGAAGAAAGTCCAGTTAAGGAAGTTACTGAGGGTATAGCAAACATTTTCCCTGCTTGGAACCTAGCCAGCCGCTCTGTATTGATGCAGGTTAATGGAACTAGCTGGACAAAATAGTGTTGAATATTAAAGGGTGCGGCACAATACCGTACCCTTTAAATTAACTATTTCAAGATGACAAACTACGAAGCACTATCAGCATCAGTAAACTATCCAGTTGATAAAATCAAAGTTCAAAAGATTTTGATTGACAATGGATTGAACGAGACAGACAGTTATTCAGGGCTAAACAAGGAGTTTGAACTGGCTATGGCATCTATGTATGTTCTTCTTGTGACTTCGGCAAACATAACGGAGGGAGACTTCCAAGTGTCTGCAACGGATAAAAGTAACTATTTGATACTTGCATCTGGAATATACTCGAAGTATGGAGTGGACAATCCGCTTGAAAAAAAACCAAAAATAGTCAATCGTTCAAACTACTGGTGATATGATAATGCAATATCCACACTTTTTATTCGTCAAAAATGTAACAGATTCCGTTCAGGACGATGTGGGTAACTGGTCTGATTCTTCAGAACAGTGGGTTTTGCATTCAGTATGCAGAGAACAGACCAACGGAAAAGGCTCTGTTGTTTATGGTCAAGATGGCAAAGCTATCGTTTTTTCATCTGTTATTCATTTACCGCTTGAATCTGAAAAAATATCTGAGGGCACACAAGTAATTGTTAGCAATTCCGATAACGTATCTGAATCAAGGATAAGTGGTGACGTAATCAAATACGATGTTGGTCAATTGCACTGTAGATTATGGCTATAGAACCAAAGTTCAATCAGCAGGATATTCATGCACGCTTCGAGAAGTTTCGCAAAGTGATTGATAAAAGGATCATCCAAAGACTACAATACCTTGGAGAATTATGTGTAATTCATGCGAGGTCAATTCCTGCTAGTTCGGGGTTTATGGACCAAACTGGAAACCTACGTTCATCAATAGGATATGTAGTGTTTAAGGATGGTGTAGCTATTCACGACAATTATACAGGAACTGGGGAGGGAGTTGAAAGCGGAAAGTCACTAGCTGAAAAAGTAGGCTCAAAGCGTACAATGGGTTATTCTCTTGTAGTCACAGCAGGTATGAGTTATGCTGTTTATGTTGAGGCCACAGGGCGTGACGTTCTTACTTCCGCTGAGATACTGGCAAAACAACAACTGCCAAAAATGCTAAACGAGTTGAAACAAAACATCAACAAAGCAATAGATTAATGATACAAACATTTGATACAGACACTATAATTTACAAGCTATTGAAAGATAGCACGGAATTAACTTCCACGATAAGTGGGGGCGTATATGTGTATCAAAGACCTTTTAATTCAGTGCTTGAAGATGTGGTGGTCAATACGATAGTGTTATCTCAAGACTCAAGCCCACAAATCGGCACTTCCAATGTCAATATACACGTTAAGGATAAATCTATTAGTATAGGTGGATTGAAACAAGATATGGCCAATATCGAAAGATTAAAGGAAATATCGGCTATCGTTCTCAACATACTTAGAACACAGATTGTGCCTGGTTTATCTATATCAATTGAAAATCAAACCACGATACCCGAAAATGAAATAAATCAACATTACGTAAACATAAGAATAAACTGGAACATTCACATTTAATAAATTAAAGAAATGGCAACACCAACATTTACTCTTGGATTATCAGAGATCCAAATTGGTACAGCATCAGACCAAGGCACAATGCCTAATACTCTGACAAAAATTGGAATGACCTACAAGGACACTTGCAAGTTGAACCAAGCTGCATCAGACATTACAGAACATTTTGAGGAGGGACATGCTTCTCCTGCGGTTCGTATCAAAAACAAGAAAATGCCTGAGTTAAAATTCTCTATCATGGACCCTGACGAAGCTTTACTCGCAGAACTTGTGGGTGGTGAATTGGTTGATACAACCAAGTGGGGATTCGATGGAACTGAAATCGTGGCAAACAAAGCCGTACGTATATCTACGGAACAAGGTCTTGTTTTCGATATACCAAACGGAGACATCGAAGCTGTCGTAAACGGAGAGTTCAGCAAGAAAGGTATCTTCTTGATTGATGTTACCGTTACTCCTTTGGCAGTAGAAGCAGGTAAACCAATCTTGGGCTACAAACCTGTAGTAACTCCATAAGAAAAGCAAGTAATTAACCAATAGAAAGCCCCGGATGTACGTTTGGGGCTTTCTTATAAAACCAAACCGCAACATGGATAAAGAATCATTGGAGCTTATTTTAAAGCTGCAACAAGAAAGAGACGATCTTCAAAGAGCAATTATTGAAATAATATGTATGTCAGCAGAAAAAAAAGACTTAGCTATTATTAATCATATATCACCAGATGCAAATAGAGCCATTAACTTAGTTAGAAAACTAATTACACCGCAACCATGAACCAAATACAATCAGAAAAACAGGAACTAGATTTACTGCTCGACAAAGGCATTAACATCGAAGTAGAACAGCATGTTACTAAACGTAGTTTCTTTGGCAAAAAGACTGTAGAGGTAAAAACACTGGTGTTCACTATACATGAGCCAACACTATCAACACTTGACAGAATTGCAAGTGAACAGATAGACCTAGTTATAGACGAAACAATCATTAATTCGGAAGTAGGTATTCAGGAAGCCAAAAAACTTGTACCAAGACATTGCCGTAGAATGTCAAAGATACTGGCACTGGCTATTCTTGGTAACGATTACGTCATTCAGAAAGAAAACGGAAAGTATATCAAGGATGAAAAAAAATTAAACGAATTGACGGAGTTACTTTTCCACAATGTCACTCCATCAAGACTATTCAAATACTTCGTATTGGTTAACACTATGTCCAATATCGGGGATTTTATAAACTCTATTCGATTGATGTCCGCAGCAAGAACAACAATGCCGAATCGGGTAGAGGAAAACAAAGAGGATTAAACAGCCCTTATGGCCGTAGGGGTGCTATATGCGCCCATTTCGGTTGGACATGGGAATATCTTCACAATGGCATTGCTTGGGCAACAGTACAGCGTATAATGTCCGATTTACCGTCTTACGATTATGATACAGATTCAGAAAGTGAGGAAATAGAGGTAAATAATGAGAACGCTGAAAGTATTATGAACTTCATTAATTCATTATCATGAACGTAGATAACGGAGCTTTAGAATTCGAAGCATATCTTAGTAACGAACGTCTTAACTCTACTGCATTAGAAGCAGAACGTAGAATCAAAGGACTAACATCTACCGTAGAGGGTGAAAGTCAAAAGATGGACCAAGCATTTTCCAATATAGGAAAATACGTGGCAGGTTATTTCGGCATCCAGGCTATGACTGGATTTGTAACTCAGCTAACCAAGGTTAGAGGTGAGTTCCAACAGCTTGATGTTGCATTTACTACCATGCTTGGCAGCAAGGAAAAATCTGACACTTTGATGGCTCAACTTCTTAGTACAGCTGCAAAGACACCTTTCACACTTCAAGAGGTTGCAGGTGGAGCTAAACAGCTTCTTGCTTATCAGGTAGCGGCCGAAGATGTAAACGATACCGTAATACGTTTGGGAAATATAGCTTCCGGTGTATCTGTTCCATTGGATAGACTTATTCTTGCATACGGACAAGTAAAGGCGAAAGGTAAGCTTCAAGGTGATGATATGCGCCAATTTACAGAAGCAGGTATTCCCATCATCCACGAACTTGCAAAGGTTATGGGTGTGGCAGATACCGCCATATCAAAAATGGTTGAGGAGGGAAAAATTGGATTTCCGCAGGTTCAGCAAGTAATGCAAAATCTGACTAATGAGGGTGGTATGTTCTACAATCTCATGGAAAAACAATCAAAAACACTCACTGGACAAATAAGCAACTTGGAGGATGCCTGGTCAAGAATGTTGAACTCAATAGGTGAAAGTAACGAAGGTGTATTGTCGGGTGCAATTTCAGGTGCTACCTATCTTGTTGATCACTATCAGGAGGTTCTTGATATTTTGATTCCAATTGTAGCAACTTATGGAGCATATAGGGCGGCTTTAATAGCTACCGCAGTAGCACAGAGAGCTGTTGCTGCAGCTACATTTATTCAAGAATATGTGGCTATGGGTTCCGCTCTTGGTTTTGCCACAGCAAATCAAATAGCATTCAATCGTTCCGTTCTTGCCAATCCTTATGCTTTAGCTGCCGCAGCTGTTGTCGGGCTTACAATTGTTATATATCAACTTATAGGTGCAAACAAGGAGTTATCAGAAATAGAAAAGTCAAAACAGAATATTAAGGAAAAAGCAGGACAACAATATGAAGAAGAAAAGGCTAAAATTACATCGCTTATAGGTGTTATTAATAATGAGAAAGTTGCACTCGACCAACGTCAAAAAGCCTTAAAGGATATTCAAGCAATTATTCCTAGTTATCATGCCAGCCTTACCAACGAGGGCAAGTTGATTAATAATAATAAGGAGGCTATAGATAGTTACCTAAAATCGCTTGAAAAGCAAATATACTTACAAACTACACTTGATGAAAAAATAGAGCTGACAAAGAAAAAACGTCAGTTAGAAAAAGATGTTGCCAAAAAGGAACAATCCGCTAAAGATGCAGAGGCGGCGGCCAACGCTCAAACACAAGGACCTAATAGTTTTGGAAGCAGTGGCTCTGTATCGTCAGGTTTAGCAATACAGGCTCGTGGTTTTGTAAACAAAGCCAAAAAAGAACTAGAAGCTGTAAAAGATGCAATAAAAGCACTTGATGATGAGTATGCCAAAATATCAACATCTGGGAACGAAGCATCAGATGCAATAGCCAATGTCATTGTTAAAAATAAGGCTTTTTGGGAGGAGCAGAAAAAAAATAATACCAATGCTCGTGATAATTTAGCTGATACCGAAAAAGGAAGCAAGGCATGGATGGAATACACCAGACTTATCAAGGAAGCCGAAATGCACCTTGCGGCCTATAATGACAAAGCAGGTTCGAAAGCGGCAAAAGAGGAAAACGATGCTCTTGCTAAGTTCAATGAGGAAAAAGTAAAAGCCCAAAAGAAGTATGACGAGATGCTTTTGGCTTCACAAAAAGCCCAAGTCGATGATAAAAAGAAACTTATTGATTTGGACTTGCAAAATACCGTTTCAGGAATAAATGAAATGGAAAAAATATACAAAGAAAAGGCTCAGAAAGCAGGCATTAAAAAACCAGATGTAAGCATATTCGGAAAAATGCGTGATGTGGCTACATCTCAAGCAACATTTGACAAATCAGAGGTTGACAGGGAGAAACTTGACAAGTTAGTTAAAGACTATCAGACGTATAAGGAAAAAATCAATTCACTTGAAAAAGCATATGATGATGATTTATTGTTTTTGACTAAATCATACTATGATGCTAAGTCTGACATTGAAAAAAACAAGATAAAAGCCGCAATAGAACAACGCCAAAAAACATTTTCAGATGAGGTTAAAAAAATCCAAAGTGATTTCCTTAATGAAAATGGAAAGGGGCTTGTTGACCTGTATTTTGTGGGCAATGGTACTGACTTCATAAAAGCAAAGATAAAAGAATCGATGCCATTATTTGAAGACATAACAAGGCTTACATACACCGAACTTGAAAAAGTAAGAGGTATAATTGATAAGATTGAGTTCACTCCTGAGCAAATTGAATCGTTCAAACAAGCAGGAATTGATGTTGAGAAACTCAATGAAGCCCTAAAGAAAGTAAAAAAATCATCTACTGAGGCAGTAGATGCAGCTGAGTGGGAGAAAGTACTTGCTACTGCCAACAAGCTATCAGGTTCACTCGGCTCACTTGGAAGCTCATTGGAAAAAATGGGTGGAGATGTCGGAGAGATTGGAAAAGGGCTTTCAGGCATTTCAAGCCAAATAGGAAATATTTCTACTGCATTTTCAAGTACAGCTTCAACAGGCGATAAGATTTCAGCAGGTATATCTGGACTTGCATCATTGGTAGGAATGGTTGCCGACCAGATTGAAGCCAATAAGAGATTCCAAGAAGAATGGAATCAGAAAATAATAGATGGTGCGCACAACCTATCTTTGATGCGTATAGAAGCAGAGAAATATAAACAAGCCAATATATTTGGTGTTGAGAATCCATACAGCAAGGCTATTGCAGGGGCAAAAGAATATGCAGTAGCAACAAATGAACTTAGCGATGCAACGCTAGCACTAAATAATGGTCAGGTACAAACTGGAACAAAAAAGGTTGTTAGTGGTGCAAATATTGCTAAGGGTGCAGGTGCAGGTGCTGCTGCAGGTGCCGCTATTGGAAGTGTAATACCTGTGGTAGGCACACTTATAGGAGCTGGTGTAGGTGCTATAATTGGTGCAGGTGTTGGTGCATTATCCACTAAGACAGTTGCAGTAATGGATAATCTTAAGCACAAATATGGAGACATTGTAGATGAAAATGGTGATCTTAATAAGAAAATGCTTGCCGATTACTCCAAAATGGATGATGCAACTAAGAAGCTTATTGATAACTGGAAAGACCTAAAGGCCAAGCAAGAGGAAGCACAGGCTCAGATGAAACAAAATTTCACAGATTTAGCAGGTGATTTGGGAGCATCATTATCTGATTCTCTTGTAGAAGCTTTCAGTAATGGAAATGTGTACGGTGCTATAGATAAATTTGATGCAAAGCTTAATGATGTTGTAGATGGTATAGTTGCTAAACTTATTTTCAGTGCTGTATTTGGTGAGATGTTTAACGCTCTTGAAAAAAGAATGCAGGAAAGTTTTAGTGCTGGCGGAGACCAAAGCATTACTGATGATATAAAGGTTTTCAAGGATGAATACAAGCAAGGACTTAATGAATATAATCAAGCAATGAAAGAAGCTAATGATGAACTAAAGTCAGAGGGATTTGCAGGTTTCCAACCAGGCTCAAAAAGCTCTAATTCATTATCAGGTGCAATTCAGAGTACTGTAACAGAGGAAACGGCCACAGTGCTTTCAGGCTACATCAACAATATCAGGATCAACCAGGCTAACAGTTTGGCTAAAATGGATGGTGTTCTTATGAAACTTGATAACATTGCCGGAAACACTGCATATCTGATTAATATAGACAGAAATATCAGCAAACTAACTAATGACAATATGCGGTCGTTGGGATAACTATTATTACTTTTGTATCACTGTAATACGCCATTAAAATATGAACATAAATCACCACATTGATAGTATTAATTTCAGGGATTACGGAGTATTTGTGTCCTCATCTACTGGAATAATAAGCAAGCCTAAGTTGAAGAAACCAGTGACCGTAGAATGGGAAACATACCACGGAAATGTAGTTGACCTTGACAATAAGTTCTATGAAGCAAGGAACATAGAGTTGGAATGTTTCATCATGGCTGATGATAAGTCAGATTTCATCAAGAAGTGCAATACATTCCTTAGATTATTCGACAAGAAAGGAACTCGCAGGCTGTCTGTTTCGGTGGATGGTTCAGAGCCGTTATTATTCGAAGTGTATTCACAGGAAGAGATTGAAGTAAAGAAAAAATGGACTGAAAACAAAATGGTTGGAACATTCCAACTTAAATTGACGGAACCTGAGCCAATGAAACGTGTGTACAAGTACACTAGGACAAGCAACAGTGATAGGACATGCAATATGTATATTCAGAGCGTTAAAATGGTCAATGTCTATTGGGGCGATGGCAAAAAAACGCTTGACGTGTGCAACCAAGAACAAGATTATTACTTATGGTATCAAGTATCACAATTGCAAGTATTCAACTTTCAAGTTGGTCAGGTTTTCAAGTTAACAGGAGTGAGTTCTGGTGAATTTTGGGAAGAATGGTATAGATGTATTCAGGATTATGCTTATAATCCAACAACAGACCCTATAGATTTATCGGATGCTGAATATTTCGAGCAGATTTTTCCAGGCAGTCTGGAGCACGAATACCTTATCACTAATGGAACATTCTACATAGTCATTACTGGGGATATAGATTCAATAACTGGAATTACTACTAACGCAACACTAGTATGGAACAAATTATAGTAACAAGAATAGACGGTTCAGGTGTTAAATCAAAGATACTACTACAATCAAAGTCAAATGTCAGCAAGATAACTAAGGCCGAACATAAGAGTGAGATTAACGGTGCTGATACGGTTGACATTTCAGTTGAGTCTGCAAAACACATATCTTTCACTATAGGCGACAAAATCGACTTATGGGGCATTGATTATACATTGAATATTCCTGCCAAAGAGAGGAAAATATCAGAGTCTCATTTTGTTTTTGACTTACAATTTGAGGGTCCAAGGTACGATTTGTTGAGGTGCATGTACAATGTGAATGTCGACACCACTGGAAACATCGTCAAGGAGCTTACAGGAAACACGCTTACTGGTGACATGAAAATGTTTCTTGATGTTCTAATTATGAACGCCAACAGGGTATTTGGCGGTAAATGGTCAATCGGTAATTATCCACAAAACACCGAAACAAAAACACTTACATTCGGAGATTCAGACACATGTTTGTCAGTACTTCAAACGCTATGCGGTGATGTGAACTATGATACTGAATTTTCGATAGATGTTGACAGCAATGGAAACAGGATATTGAATATTGGTATGCTAGGAACTGAATTTGGTTACATCTTTGAATACGGAAAGGGTAAAGGGTTGTATGAGTTAACCAGAGAAAAAAGTTCTGATTCGAATATAGTCAACAAACTATTTGTCTATGGGGGTTCAAAAAATGTGATAGCCCCAAAATATGGATATGACAAACTGTTGCTTCCTGAGTCGGACTCAAGCAAGATTATCCCTGCATACTCGCAAGTTGGATATACAATACTATCATACACTGGGCAAGTTACACGTGAGTATGACGGCTCCAATACACACACAGTTAGAACCTATGTTATACAAGATGGCCAGAAAGTAAAAATCAAAGGTAGCTTAACATCAAATGATGTTATGGCCTATGCCTTTTATAATATGAGTAATGTAGTAGGAATTGGTCCTAATGTGTTTGGAACTGTAAACATAGATACAGTAGTTGATATACCTGCAGGTGCGAATAGATTGAGAATACTAGAAAAAACAGACACTCCAAGAAGTATAAATGCCTATTATTCGAGAAAAAAGGGTAACAGTTATATAAGCGATGAGGATTCAATTTCTAATTATGGAGTTTGGGAGGGCGTTAAAATATTTGAAGATGTGTTTCCAAGCAGGGTAGGAGTGGTTACATCTACATCAGATAACGAGCTGCAATTCGTAGATAGCACCATTGACTTTGACCTAAATGCAAAAGATGGTGATGAGTGGTTGTATAGACTGGTTGGAAGTAATTCGGTGTGTAAAGTAAACTTCACAAGTGGTAAATTGTCAGGTTTCGAGTTTGAGGTTTCAGCATACGACACTCAGCAAAAAAAGTTCACAATAAGAAGCTATGCCGACCAAAACAACTACACTTTTCCGAGCAATAATAATGAGGAGTTTAAGATTGCTGTCGGAGACAAGTATGTGATCACAGATATATATCAACCAGAATCATATATCACCAGTGCCGAAAATGTTCTTCTTAGTAAAGCAACTGAATATCTATCAAAATTCTCAAATCCAAGGATTCAATACTCACTTATTATTGACCAGATGTTTCTCAAGAAGTTCACAAATTCATTGAGTGGCTTTGTGTTCAATAATGGTGACTACATCCATGTTAAAGATAATGATTTGAGAGTTGACACACTGATACGCATTAAATCATTTTCGAGAGATTTGATTCATGAGTACTCATATAACCTGACAATTGATAATGTTAAGGGTCAGCCTAGCACTACAGTACGAACAATTTCGGATGTAAAGACTATCAATACGGTGGTTAAGATGAATGACCTTAATAATCCTGCTAAGGCAAGACAAAACTATAAGTCTTCTCAGGAAGTTATAAATATGCTGTATGATCAAGATGGATATTTCACTCCACCGATTAAGCCTTTATCTATTGAAACTACCATGTTGTCAGTTGGTGCCAAGTCACAGCAATTTGCATTGTCAAATACTCTGTTTCAGCCAAATTATTTGGGAGCCAAAAACAGAATTGTGTACAAGGGAGGTGTGTTAGTTCATTATGCGGTACTTGATAATTCAGGCAATCCAAAAATATGGACTATTTCAGATGGCGACTTAACATTACAATCAGATTCAGCCTACTACATATACGCAAAATGCTCTAGGTCGGCAGGCACTGCTATAATGGTATTCTCGCTTACTCCAATAATGACAGAGAGCGATGGTTCAAACTACAATTTTCTTGTTGGGGTGGTTAATTCGGTTGATTCAGCTACAAATACTAGGTTAATAGCACTTACTTATGGTGGAACTACCATAAATGGGCGTTATATGCGTACTGGCAGAATCCAATCAACTGACGGTAGTACTTACTTCGACTTAGATAGTGGCGAATTGGTAGGTGACATTAAGTTCAAATCAGGGGTGGATGCAAAGCAAGCTATTATAGATGCTAATGCTGCAGCAGCTTCCGCTGTTAGTACGGCTAATTCGGCAAGCAGTACAGCATCATCAGCGCAGTCAACAGCCAATTCAGCACAAAGTACGGCAAACAGCGCACAATCGACTGCAAACACAGCAAACAGCACGGCCAATGATGCACAGGCGCAGGCACAGGCACTAGAATATCTTAAATATGCTTTGGAAGGTTCAACAGATATATCAGGTGGTTTGCTAGCCACTAATGTGTTGTTGATGAAAACAGCACTTGGAGCTATCACAGGCGGTATGTCAGGCTTGAACAGCGATAATATTGGTATGTGGACTGGTGGAACTTATGCCGAAGCTTTGAGCAACGTTGCAAAAACAATACTTCGTAAAGATGGTAGCGGTCAGTTGGCAGGTGGAAAGATAAACTGGGATGATTCAGGTTCAATGAACGTAGGCTTATTCAATATTTTCAGCAACTTATTATCGAGTGGAAATATATCATTCACAAGTGATGCTTTAGAGGATTTAAGTGCGATACCAGGAAGCACAGTGAATGTTTCTCTACCGGCATCAAAAACAGCTAACACAGCTAGCGGATATACGAACACTATTACTTCAAACACATTCACGGCAAGCAAATTGTCGCTGTTGAAATTCAGAGTGTCGCAAAGCATTTACATGGCACAGGCAGGTTATGTTACACTGATAACTAAAGTCATTGATAATGCGACAGGAACAGCAATATTTACTACTAATAACAGTTCGTCATCATCAATAGGAACTTTCAGTAATAATTATGATCAATCATATAATATTCCTGCAGGGACATACTACATAGAAATCACACTATCTGTTACCAACTCAAACAGTTCAAACTATCAAACTGTTAGTGTAAATGGTTATGGTGGTTCGGGCTCATATATTACGATAAGTCCTATAGCCGCACTTACCAAAATAGCTAATGATGGATTTTACAGCTATTGGGGTGCATCCGCTTATTTGTATTTGCGTACCGATTTTGGCTTCCAAGTAATGTTTGGAAACTATGGCATTCAGTGTACTACCGGGGGACTGAAAAAAACTTCAAACGGTGGGTCATCATGGGCGTTGATATAAAGTTATGAATTTCTTTTGAGTTGCAGTGTTACACTAATACATTATGAATTATTTTTGTTGAATTAAATATCTGATTATATGCAAAATGCACTATTTTATAAGGGAGAGGACATTGCAATTAAGTTTCAGTCCACGGATAGCATGGCAGATTACACCAAGTCTGTAAAGTTATTCACGCCTTTTTCCACCGTAAAAACAGCCACAATACAAACTATTGACAATAACACATTCATTGCTAGCGTTTCTGATACAGATACACTAGACATGACACCAGGTAGGCTTAATGTTGTTCTTGAGTTTGTATCTTCATCTGGCAAAATAATCAGCAAAACCATTCATTGCAGAATCGCAGACCCATACATTGATGGAAATCAAAGAGAATCCAATAACTCAACATCAGATATTGTATTCGTAACTGGAACTCAAACGGTTAATGTTACATTTCTCTCAGGGCTTACTGCTAGTTTAGTATCATCCATCCGATTCAACGGTACAGCTATAAAAACGCCAAACAGTAGCGGAGAGATAAGTATTGATGCATTTCCAATAAATGTGCAGACGAGTGAAGCACCATTCATTGCCATAAATAAAGGAAATATAATTAGAATACTTGGAGTTGGTCCATCTGCAGGAACATTCTCCGACTATATTTGCATAAAGGCTTACAACGACACACCAGGGGGTTCAGATTCTGGTGGTGTAAACAATCTTAATCACTTCATGCCATGGTTAGATTTTGTTGAAAGAATCGCTATAACCAAGAAGAATCCAACATTTACAGCTACAACAGGTGCAAGTATAAGCCCTGACTTCCACAACAAAATAGACAAATATACTAGCAACTATGCAGGTGGTAATGCTGTGCTTATTGATTTTCCAAGTCATATTCCAGGTTTTGATGATGAGTTTACTCTAGTTGTTAAAAACACAAAAGGAAGTGATGTAACATTTGTCATATCAACAGGCGTAGATGGTTACTTGGGAGTTAACTATAATTATTTTATGATGCAAGCAGATTCAATCGTTGTTCCTTCTGGAAAACGTGTTGAAATATCATATTTGCGTACAGACACAGGCAATAGCACTTGCGACGTTTCAATAATGTATAAAGTACAAGAGTAATGAGCAGGCGCAACATGATGGCTGGAAAAAAAGCCAAAGAGGTTAAATATGGACCGCTGTATAACTGGTATGCAACGCAGGGAACTGGAAATAACAGCATAACATCTAGTGATGATTGGGCTGTTGGCGACTATACCAAATGGCAAACATTATTCACTAATCATTCATACAATGCTTTGAATTTAAGAACACCAGATTTGTTATATTGGGATAACAATTCAGGTATTAATCTGTTTCATTTTAATTCAAGAGGTGCTGGATTTAGAGAAGCCGATGGGGTGTTCTCAAGTTTAAAAATTACCGCATTTTATTGGACTTCTACTAATTGGGATTCTACACGTGCGTGGATGGATGGTTGGACAGTGTCTAATCCAACTACAATATTTGAGTTAGGTGCTATTGACAAACGAAGAGGGGTATCAATCAGATTATTTCGCCAAGCAACCATTGACGAACAGATGTACATCCCAAATGGCGCACCTTGCACACCGTACACTGGGAACGATAGGTTGTTACAATATCCAACCATAAGAGTAGGCACTCAAGTATGGACAGCTTGTAATTTGGCAGAAACAAAATTGCGAAATGGTTCATTAATACCTAATATAACCGACAATGCCACATGGGCTGGAATGACTACAATAGCGATGTGCGACATTAACAATAACCCTAATAACACATATATGTAATATTATGAACTACTATATCTATAATAACGAGAGGCTTAAAACGGAAGCCGATTTGTCAGCAAAAGATGGTATAATTGTTTTGAATGAAGAACAATTCAATTTTGCAATTGATAAGCCAAATGCTACTATAAGCGAGATACTTAACTGCGAGTTGGTTACTACTGATGTTGAAGTGACAGAGCAATATATATACGACCTTAAAGAGATGATATATCTATCATACAGTGATTGTGAATCTAGAAATACTGGTGCCAGTGGAACGCTCAAGATAGCACAGTTTGCACAAGCTGGATGCTCTAAGGCAATTGCGAATGTTCAATGGGTTACAAATCTATATGCAGAGATGTACTCCAAGATAGAGCAAATTGATAATGGAAACTACGAAGTAGATTTGTTTCCTTCCGAAAGTATTAAGCAGAAACCATATAGTTATAGAGAATGTGAACAACAGTACATATCATTGAATCAAAATTAATATAACCATAACCGTATCACTGTGATACTTTTACAAATCAACATGCACAAATCATTTTTTGAATCTATGCACGATTCTTTAGTAGCTATTTTATCTGATTCTTATTCATTAGCCTGTGGTATAATGGCCACAGTACTAGGTTATTTTTTGCCAATCAAAGACATTGTACATCTTCTGATTTTGCTATTTATACTCGACGTTGCATTTGGGTATTGGGCTGCTAGAAAATTACGCGGTGAAAGATTTTCGGTGAAAATTATATGGTCGCATACCATACCTAGAATGATGGTTTCAATAATTCTAATACTAGGATCATACATGTGGGATAAAACATACAATCAGAATCTAATATGTACGTACAAATCAATAGGGTGGTTTATTTCCGGTGTACTTCTATACTCAATAGCAGAAAATGGTTACAGAATAACTAAATGGTCAATTTTCGACAAAATTAAGAAATTATTTAAACAAAATAAGTATGGCAAAAATTGATGTACTTCTACCGTTTATACTCAAACATGAGGGCGGTTTCGTTAATGACCCCACGGACAAAGGTGGGGCAACAAATAAAGGTGTTACAATAGGTACATGGAAACAAGTTGGATATGATATAGACGGTGATGGAGACATTGACGTTATAGATTTGAAACTGCTTACAGACATAGATGTGCGTAACAAAGTTCTCAAGCCTTTCTACTGGGATAGGTGGCGTGCTGATTTAATCCAAAATCAGAAAGTGGCTAACTGCCTTGTTGACTGGGTATGGGCTTCTGGCAAATGGGGCGTGGTTATTCCACAGCGTATTCTCGGAGTTGTTCAAGATGGCGTTGTTGGTCCTAATACACTGAACGTATTGAATAGAACAAATCAAAATGACTTGTTGGAAAAACTGTATCAAGCACGTATTGACTTCATAAATGGCATTGTTGATAGATCGGTGGCAAAGTACAGAGAGCAAAACCCTGATGCCACTAAAGCAGAACTGCTTAAGGAAACTCAATTGCGATTCCAAAAGGGTTGGATAAACAGAGTTAATAACCTAAAATTATTGTAATTATGAACTCAGAATTTTTAAAATTGAAAAAAGCCGACTTTTGGAAAGGCTTGATAGTGGCGGTATTCACTGCAGCTGTAACAGCACTTCAAAGTGCCTTATTGAACGCTTCTGACTTTGCATCAATAAACTTTCAATCTATAGCTATTGCAGGTGCTAGTGGTTTTGTTGCCTATATTATCAAAAACCTATTGTCGAACTCGGATGGTAAGCCATTCACTAAAGAACAACCAACAGAATGAATACCATAAGAGTAGTCGTTATTGGTGTATTGATTGGGATAATCATTGCATTTGGTTCAGTTGCAGCTTACATCAAGTTTTTTCGAAAAACTGAAAAGCCACAGCAACCTGTACAGATAGTGGTAAACAGCAAAGAGCAACGTAGAATTGATTCTTTATTGTTTATGCTGAATTCTTTGAATGAAAAGGTTGACAGCACCAAACGTGCTATTATCTTTTCCAAAAAAGTAATACAGAAGCAAAAAAAAGTTATATCAGATGTTCAGAATTATGCGGATAGTTTGGAGTGTTTATATAAGGCCAACAAAACAATACCAAGGTGTGATTCTACAATAACGGCAAAGAACTCAGTAATAAAACAGCAAAAGACTGCTATACATCAACTTGATAGTGTGGTTAAAGACTATTCGAGACAGGTTTACTTGCTTGACAACAAAGTAGAACTACAAAGCATACTAATATCATCTAAGGACTCAACAATAACACAACTTGAATGTGCCTACAACTGGAAAATAAAGCATAAATTCTGGTCGTGGTTCCTAGGTTGGAAATGTAACTAAAAAAACAATATATTTGCGTAGCCATATTTCAGTAGTTGCGGACTGAAACCATGGTAAAAAACTCCTCGACATTTATGTCGGGGAGTTGATGCAAAACCGCAAATGTTTATAAATAGTTTTACGAACATTTTAATCGCAATTCCCAAACGGTCAACAGTTCGTAATTTCCGAACAGTTGACTGTATAATTCATAATCATGAGGTCGGGAGATCATTCCTCCCTCTCGCTACAAAAAATAAGGCCTGTAAGTTATTGATACTTACAGGCTTTTTTGTGGCATAAAAAAAATAACAAAAAAATAAATTTGCAAATAATATCAAAAGTAGATACGTTTGTTGCACCAAGTTGTACGAAGTTTTCACTAAAATGTTGTACATGTTTTACAAATTATGAGTATCTTTGCCATGAAAATCAATAAACATATTTACAACATGGCTAAAGAACAACTTGCAGGTTCTAAAGAACTGCGTTTGGATTCATTTGAAATGAATTCAGGTATTTATTTTTTGTATGATAATGATGAATTAGTGTATATTGGGCAGGCTTATAATATAACAAGGCGTATATTAGACCATGTTCTTGAAGCCACAAAACAGTTTAACAAGGTTAGATATAATCTTGTTCCAAAAGAATCACTAACAGAGGTTGAAACAACGCTAATAAAAGCATTAAAGCCAAAATATAATGTGGCTCGAATTAATGGTTCAGATTACTCTAAAACAAAACAATCTGCAAGGGGTGTAGTTTCATTAAGGGCTTTGGCTTTAAAGCACCAGACGAAAAGAGATGGAACAATAAATGTAAAAATACGTGTCACTTATAAAAGGCAGTCTTTTTATGTACCTACTAACTTCTACGTTTATCAGGAGCAAATAAAAGGAAGCTGGATAATAGATGAAGATGTTTTGGCTGAACTGAAACCGGTAATAAAAAAAATACAAGACTGTGTAAAGTATATTTCTTCTGACAAAACTGTTGAATACGTTAAAAAGAAAACATTGGAATTGAAATTTTAAATGGCTACTTTTAAGATATGTATTTTCGAGCATCAGAAGCGCACTGATAATAAATATCCAGTATCTATCCGTGTGACGTGGAAAAGGAAGTGTGCGTATATTAAGACAGAATACTACGTCACAGATAAACAGATCATTAAAAAGAGTTTCACCCTTAAGGATATTTACATTATCAACGAGCTAAACCGCAGGATTGAAAAGTATGAGGATATAAAGTCAAAGAAACTAGGTTATCGGATTGACATGTACTCAGCAAAGGAACTGGCTCAATACTTTGTCAATGAAACGAAGTCAGGAACAGACAGCACAATTAATTTCATTGAATTTTCAAGGAAGCATATTGAATTACTCAAACAGCAGGATCGAACCACATCAGCATCAAACCTTAATAGGACCATCAACGCACTGATTGACTTTTGCAATGGTAGGGAGCGAATATCAATCAATGAAATAACATCGAAGTTTCTTGTGCAGTTTGACAATTACCTACGAACCACTCGAATAATCAAGCGTAAAAACCAATTTGGCAAACTTATAACCGTAAAACACAAACCGCTGTCAGAAGTTAGCATATTTGAATACATGACTGATGTAAGGGTATTGTTCAATGCGGCCATGTTAGAGTATAACGATGAGGACAAAGACGAAATCAAAATATACCACTACCCATTCCGAAAGTACAAAATCAAGCCACGTCCTGACAATACGAAGCGAACTATTACAGATGAACAGCTATACAGGCTGATAAATTGCCCTGTGGATTCATTTCAGGCGCACAGAGCGATTTTTTCTCGTGATGTGTTCCTTTTATCGTTTTATCTAGTTGGAATGAATTTGGCGGACTTATACGAAGCAGACCATTTTCCTGATGTCGGGAATATGGTACGAGTTGAATACAACCGAAAGAAAACAAAGGGGCGCAGACAGGACAAAGCATTTATCAGCATAAAGGTTGAACCGGAAGCAATGCCACTATTTGAGAAGTACAGGGATAAAACAGGCCAAAGAGTATTTGATTTCCACACCAGGTACACTACTTCACATATTTTCAGCTCCAATGTCAATAAAGGGCTTAAGGTAGTGGCAAAGTGGTTGTTCGGAAATTCCGACATACCACTATCAACCTATTACGCACGCCACACGTGGGCTACAATAGCCAGAAACAAATGCGACATATCTAAGGATGATATAGACTTATGTTTGAACCACGTAGATTTAGGTAGAAAGGTGGCAGATATGTACATTAAAAAGGACTGGACTAGAATAGATATAGCCAATAGAAAGGTAATTAACTATGTAAATTCTATTGTTGTTAAAGATTTTTAACTATAAATACAGTTGAAAAAGCACATCAGCATAGTAAATTTGCAACGATACCATATTATTATTTATAAGTTTTAGTCATGTCCGCATCCGTTGTGAAACGTGTTCGGACAAAGTGTGGAATAGCTCAGACAGGTTAGAGCGTCGGATTAATAACCCGGAGGTCATCGGTTCAAATCCGATTTACACACCATAATTAGACACAGGACACTTTTTTAAAAGTGCGTCCTCTAAACCTAGGATGACGGCTCGGAAAGACGAGCATTTGGGACTATAGCTCAGTTGGTAGAGCATCTGTTCAGTCCAATGTTCAGAGTGTCGCAGGTTCGAGTCCTGTCGGTCCCACATAATCAGCCACAAGAGGATTGGCAAGTAGGAACAGCTTGCAAGTGGTAATGTCGGGAAGCTGGGGTTAAACCGATTAAGAGATATGCGACTTCACTAAGCGAAATACAGAAATGTGTTTCGCTTTTTTATGTTCAGGAAGTTTATTTCCTGAACATCCCCCCTTTCCCAGTCAATATCCAGTCAGCAGATATTTTGAAGTCCTTCACCAAATAAGACAGCGCATCCACATCAATGAATTTGTATCCAGTTCCAAGTTTATTATGGTCCTTTGACCTTGTACGAAGATTGGAGTACTTGGGTCGGTGCAATTCATACAATGAACAAAACTCCTGCAAACTTTTGATTTTGTCAGATTCAATCAACATGTCAATAGCCTGAAAAAATCTATCCTGGATAGCTTGTACTTGTGGTCGTATTGTCTTTGGTTGCATATTTGAAAATAGCCGTTATACAAATAAAAATATTAAACAAGAACACTGATCATTGCACAGAATAATATTGCATTTGTTATTCCATGTTGTGCAAGCTTGTTTTTGAGCGTTTCAACTTCGCTTTGCAGCTCTCCAATCTTTTGAAATAAAGAACTTATCAGCTTGTTTTGTTCGGTGACAACATGAGCCGAATAAATCTCACCATTCTTAAACATCTCAATAATCTTATCCTTAAACACTTCACTGCTTATATGCGTAAATTTTTCTTTGTCAATAGCAGGAAGATGTAACGGATTAATCATTTGGCCATCTCCTGTAAAGAGCCATGTCATGCTTAATTCAGGAAATTTTTCAGAGATAATCTTGGTTTTGTCTGGTTGGATTGACATTCTCATTGATGACACGTAAGTCTCAGAAACGCCAATCTCCCTGCAAAACTCCCTAGTACTTATTTTCTTGTACTTAATAAATTTTATAAGCCTTTCTTTTACAGTCATATACAAAAAAATAAAGAAATTTAACTAAAATTGCTGTGCAAAAATTTGCACATTGCACAACAATGCTTTATATTTGCACTCAATAACTCAAAATTACGCATTCAATGTGTCAATTACTAATTATTAACGTGCAAAATATACCTACGAAATGGAAAAAAACTATTCTTTCAAAAGAGGATTTAATCAAGTACCTATCGGAAAAGCCGATACGGTCAAGAAAGAGATTATGGAATCTCTTGAAATCATATCAAAAGCTGCATGGGAAAGACGGCTTAATGGAAATGTTGACCCACGTGTTAGTGAAATTACTGCCATTGAAGCAGTTTTTGCAAAACACGGAATAAAACAAGTGTGGGGGGAGTAAGATATGGAAAGTACCGCAACACTTTCAGTTCTTACTGAGCAAGAAAAAATGGTGGCCGCTATGATAGCATGGGGTTATTCCAAGAAAGAAATTGCAAACTGGCTTCATGTATCTGTTCGCACCATTGAAAACCATACCCGAACAATTTTCAAGAAAATTAATGTTTCAAAATCAAACGAGCTATCAGCTAAATGGTTTTGTGATAAATACGGAATACCACTTACAGATAAGCCCGTAATCAACCAAATCTATAGCCATGACACTAATTCTTCCACAAACAGAAATTGAATATCGTAACGCCTTAATCGATGCAGCTGAACTTGGAGCCAAAAAAGCACTTGAAGAAATGGGATTGATAAAGCCATTCATCAAACTTGGAGAAGCGCAAAGAATGTACGGAACAAAGATAGTTAACAGATGGATTAAGGATGGATTGATTAATCCAGTAAAAGACGGAGTAAGAAATTCAACAGTTCGTATTGACAGAATACAAATCGAAACCATATCAAAGACAGCAAACAGAGTTTTTTAACAACAATATCAATTTTTTAACCGCAACAAAAAATGAAAAAAGTAGTAATTAAAAACATGCACCTCGTCAACTTTAGGGGGCATAAGGACCTGGAAGTTAATTTTTCAGACCAAACAACAATTTCAGGCGACAACCGCCTAGGTAAGTCAACCATTTTTGATGCTTTCATCTGGACACTATTCGGGAAAGACCAGTTTGACCGCAAAGACTTTGAGATTATTCCTATCGTTGACAACAAACAGCTTGATAGGGTAGATTCAGAGGTTTCATGCCTACTTGATGTTGATGGACGTGAATTTAACTTGAAAAGAATACTCCACCAAAAATGGGTTAGAAGACGTGGAACATCAGAGGAAGTGTTTGATGGATGCGAGACTCTATTCTACATTAACGATGTTCCATTAAAGGCTGGCGAATACAAGGCACGTGTCGACATGATCATTGAGGAAAGTTTATTTAAACTTATCACTAATCCATCAGTATTCATGGCTATGCATTGGACTAAACAGCGTGAGTTTCTTTTCAATATAGCTGGAACTGTAAGTGATGTCGAAGCACTTGACAAAATGGCCACAGTAAGCAACAAGGATGCCATTTTCAACCTGACAAACATCTTGAACTCGGGAAAATCATTGGTAGAATACAAAAAGGAAATTTCAGCACGCAAGAAGAAACTGAAATCTGATTTGGAAGACATTCAGCCAAAGATTGACCAAACAACTCGATTAATGCCCGAAGCTATAGATGTGGATTTAGCTGTAATTGAACTTTCAAAAGTAGAAGTTCAAATCAAAGGCATTGACGAGCAACTTTCAGACCGTGCCAAAGCGTTACAATCACAATACGATTCTATCCATAAAAAGCAAGCCAACATCAACATCCTTAAAACTAAACAGCAGGCAGTTGTAAATGAAGCTACACGAAAAGCACAACAGGATGTTTTCGAAGCCAAAAGCCAACGTGAAGCTATTGAACGAAATGTTATTGATTTAAAGCGCAAAGTTGACGACATACATTCTAGCGTTTCAACAATCGAAAAAATTATTTCTGGTGAAAAAAGTAGATTGAATTTTAAAGAGGTTGAAATTGACACGCTTAGAATATTATGGAATGATGAAAACGAAAAGGAATACACAGCTAAAGCTGGATGTTTAATTTGCCCTGTATTCAATACCGAATGTTCAGACCCACTTGCAACCGAAAAACACATTGAAGCGCAAGAAAAAGCCAAAACAGCATTCTTTGAATCGAAGCAAAAAAGGGTAGATGAAATAAATGCTAAAGGAATTGCGGCTTCAAATGAACTTGAAGATATTAAAACTGCTGTTTCAAAATTAGAAGAGAATTTAATTGATGAAAGAAATTCACTTGCAAATGCCGAAACTGAATACATAAAAGCCAAAGAAAAGCTAGAAAAATATCCCATTGTTACAGCTAAGCAGGTTATCGCTTCCGAGATTCCTGAATGGCAAGAACTTGACAAACAGATTAAGGACATTGAAGCCACAATTCAAAACGTGGAATCTCAAGACAATAGCGACTTGACTAGCAAGAAAGCAGAACTTAACCAACACCGTGACGAACTCAAAAAACAGCTTTCAAGTCAGGAAACTATAGGACGATATAAAGACGAAATCAAAAGGCTTGAATTAAGTGGCAAGGATCTAGCACAGCAAATTGCTGACATCGAAAGCCAAGAGTTTACTATCGATGATTTCAACAGGATTAAAATTGACGAATGCGACAGCCGTGTGAATAGAATGTTTGAAATAGTGAAATTCAAATTATTCGACAAAACAAATGACGGAAACGAATTTGAAGCATGTATTGCGCTCAATAAATCAGGTGTTCCAATCGCAGTAACCAACACAGCCGAGAAGATTAACGCAGGACTTGATATTATCCGCACTCTTTCAAATTTCTACAATGTTTCTGCTCCAGTATTCATCGACAATTCAGAAGCCGTAAATAGTTTCATTCACATAGATACACAGATGGTAAATCTTGTAGTAACTAAGGAAAAATCACTAACAATTAAATAATTATTCACTTAAAAAAATCCGCAACATGGAAAACAATTCATTACAGCCTATTCAGGCACAAAACACAGGGTTATCGTTCAATTTCTTTGACCCAGTACAGTTTGAGACAATGCAGAGAGTGTGCAAGCTATTTTCGAGTTCCGAGCTTGTTCCTGACATGTACAAAACAGACCTCACAACCAATGCAGATGGAAAGGCTAAAAACCCAGAAGCAAAAGCAATGGCAAACTGTATGATTGCTATCGAAATGGCACAGCGTATCGGAGCAAGCCCACTTATGATCATGCAAAACATGGTTATCATTTATGGCCGTCCTTCATGGAGTTCAAAATTCTTGGTTGCCACAGTAAACACATGCGGTCGTTTCAATCCTTTGCAGTACAAAATCACAAATCTAGGCAAATGTGGAAAAATCAACTACACCGACTATGTGTGGGATGGAAAGAGAAAAGCAGCTGTAACAAAGGAGTTTGACGGAACGCAAATTGATAATCTTCAATGTATTGCCTACACAACAGCAAAAGGCTCTGAGGAAATTCTTGAATCATCACCAATTGACATCAAACTTGCCATTCAAGAGGGGTGGTATAACAAGGCAGGAAGCAAATGGCAGACAATGACACGCCAAATGCTTATGTACAGAGCTGCATCATTCTGGACTAATGCCTATGCGCCTGAACTTTCAATGGGTATGAAGACAGAGGACGAATATCGTGATATCATAGATGTTGACTATGAAGATGTGTCGGATAAAGTAACACGAGAAAAGTCTGAAAATGCGAACAAAACTACCATCAACATAGATGATGAAAAGGCGTCCGCACCAGCTAATACAGAACCTGCACCAACAAACACAGAACCGTCATCAGCTAATACAGAACCAAAGTTCGGTGAACCTGGGGGGCTTTTTGCAGGGACAGCCGCTAAAGCTGCAGCAGAAAAAGAAGCGAGCAAACAAGCACCCACTAAGCCCGGATTCTAACCATGGAACTGCACGTACTTGGCAGTAGCTCTAAAGGTAACTGTTACATACTTCAAAACGACACCGAAGCACTCGTAATTGAGTGTGGGGTGTCGCTTATAGAAGTGAAAAAGGCGGTTGACTTCAATATCAGTAAGATAGTAGGGTGTATAGTGAGCCACGAACATGGTGATCATGCAAAATATGTGAATGAGTTTTTGAGTGCAAGAATACCTGTTTATGTTTCGGCAGGAACTAATTCAAATATCAAACAGAAATGCGCCTATTTACCACTTCTAATGGAAGCAGGTTCAAAGTTTAACCTTGGAAACTTCACAATACTTCCATTTGACGTTAAGCACGATGCTACAGAACCGCTTGGATTCATGATTAAGCACGAACAAACAGGAAACGTCCTGTTTGTTACTGACAGCTATTTCGTTCCGTACAAGTTTGCCAATCTAAACAATATAATCATTGAAGCGAACTACAGAACTGACTTACTGAAACAAAACATTGAAGCAGGAAAAATTCCACCTTCGCACTACAACAGATTACTTGAAAGTCACTTGTCGCTTGAAACGTGCATGGAAGCACTACAGGCTAATGACCTTTCGAAAGTGAATAAGATTATACTTATCCACCTGAGCGATGGAAATAGCAACGCTGAGGAGTTCAAAAATGACATCCACAAAGCTACTGGTAAAACGGTACTCGTTGCTGATAAAGGATTGAAAACTAGCTTAAATAAAACGCCATTTTAGAATGATAAAAGAAATTAAATTTTACTCAATAGAGTGCGATTGTTGCAAAAATTTATGTGATAGTAGGATTGATTTGGGACCTGCACTTCTATGTGCATTTGATTCAGATTGGATTGAACACGAAGAAAAACACTATTGTCCTAAATGCTATTCGATTGGCGAAAACGATAAAGTAGTTATTAACGAAACAAGAAAACAATAACCAGGGCATAAGCCCATAAAAACCCCAATAAAAATTTATGTCAATTAAAGAATATAAGGGTAATCAACTTGAATTTATTTCACATATAGAAAGGGATGGAAGTGGTACAAAGCCTATTAATGAAAAGCTAATTAAGATAATGCAAGATGAAAACTTTATTGTATTATGCTTATCAACGACAGCAAAAACATATATAGCGCATGGATTCAATTCGTTTGTAGTAAAAATTAAATAATAACCAGCCGTAAGGCAAACACCCAATAAAAATATATGGCAGAACAAACTAAATTCAATTTTACCACTAAGCTACATAATTGCTGTGCAACTGGCGAAGATGCAAAGTTAAGACCAGTAATGAGTGCAGTTCACTTTAAAGACGGCTACGCATACGCTACCAATGCTTACATTATGGTAAAGTCGTCACTTGAATATCACAGCGTAATCAATCCAGAATTTTTGGACGGAAAAGCAATGCACAAAGATAATTTCAAAGAGATTTTGAAATTTGAAAGTGCTGAATGTTGCGAGGACGGTATTTCCTGCAAAAATGCAGACGGACAAGTGGCTTTTTACGAGTATTTCATTTGTGGCAAATCCCCAAATTTCGAGTCAATAATACCCAGTTCAGATAAATTCAAAGAGGTAGGTCAAATAGGAATTAACCCAAAAAAACTATCAGATTGTTGCTCGGCAATGTACTCAGATAGTGGGGCATTCAGACTTACTTTCAGCGGACAAATTGGAGCAATAAGAATTGATGTAATTGGCTTTCCCGACCAAATAGGAATCGTAATGCCAATGGCTTTGAGTAATTCAGTATTTGATTAACCACTCCGCACTCCGTGACTAACTACCACGTAGTGCTTTAAACACTTTAATCATGGAAGTAGAAACACACACAATAAAAAACCATTCAGCTATTGGTTATAGTCTTAACCAACCTAAATCACATAGGGAGGAGGTTTTGATGCATTTAATTGAAAATGGAAGCGTTTCATGCATGGATTTTCCCTACATGAGTGGTTTCAGAACACGAGTAAGCAACCTGGTTAATGATGACGGTTTGAAAATAAAAACCGAGTTCAAACAGGGAGTAAACAAGTTCGGAAACAGCTACAATTATGCGGTTCACTCATTGATTGATAAAATCCAAGCAATTGAAATTTACAACTCAAAGAGGTGAAATGTGTTAAATTATTATAATTAACATTTAATCAAGCAAATACATGAATCAAATGTGTATTTTTGTGATACGGTTTTTCGAAATAAAAGCAACTTCATTCGAAGTGAATATCCCCTTGGCTAGGAACAAGGGGTTTTTCAGCAATCATTCAGTAAATAATTTAAAATTAAAATAATGACAAAATCAGAAGCTACAACACTGGCAAAAACACTTCTAGTCAGCTACACAGTTGACGAATTATCAAAAAAGTTAGACATATCAAAACCTACTCTTTACAAGCGTTTTGCAGAGAATAACTGGAAGCTTGGAGAGATAGCATTACTTGAAAAAATTAAGTGATTATGGCCGAAAACAAAAAAGGTGTAATAGTGTATGTTGACCTACTACACGTTATCGAAAAGCTAAGCGATGAAGATGCTGGAAAGTACTTTAAGCACTTTCTACGCTATGTTAACGACCTTGACCCAGTAGCTCCAACGCCTTTAATTGATGTAATATTTGAACCTCAAAAACAACAACTTAAAAGAGACCTAAAGCATTGGGAATCAGTAAAGGAAAAGCGTTCACAGGCTGGTAAAATTGGTGGAATTAAGAGTGGTGAAACACGAAGCAAAACCAACCAAGACGAAGCAAACGAAGCAAATGCTTCATTTGTTAAGCAAAACGAAGCAAAACGAAGCAAACGAAGCAGTAATAGTAACAGTAATAGTAACAGTAATAGTAACAGTAATAGTAACAGTAATAGTAACAGTAATAGTAA